AGATGCGCAGTTCCAAATCGCGCGCCAAGGCCGCTGGGCCGGCCGTAGCTATTACCTCGACTTTGCGCTCCCGGACCAGATGATCGCAATCGAGTGCGACGGTGCTGCTTACCACAGTACGAAGCGTCAAAAGACGGCCGATGCCCGTCGGCAAGCTGAGCTCGAGCGGCTGGGATGGACATTCCTGCGCTTTACCGGCTCTGAAATCGTGACCGACATCGCTGGTTGCGAAGCAAGAATCCTTAGCTCCCTGAGAGGGATTCAACCCTGATGTTCAAGGCCACGGAGAGCTACGCGCTCAGCCTGCCAAAGCTCCAGGAATCCGCGCTCCCGCGCATCACCGAGGCACTCCTGCCCGGTGGCGGCTCGTACCTCGAGGTCAAGATCGCTGCGATCCACGAGGGCCTGACCCGCAACTACACCAACTACAGCCGCGAAGGCCTGACCAACAAGAGCAAGAACGATCAGGGTCACCCCGGCGGCCTCGAGAGCTGGACGCAGCCCTACAACGCGCCCATCCTCAAGAACCATGATGATGCTTCGGTCGACAACACGATCGGCCGCGTGGTCAAGGCTGAATGGGTCGAACGGGCCGGCAAAGAGCGCGGCCACGTACAGCTGACCGCCCACATCACCGCCCCCGAGGCGATCGAGAAGTTCCTGCGCGGCGAGTACCAGACCGGTTCGATCGGTATGGACGTCGATGCAGCCCACTGCAGCGTCTGCGGCGAGAACCTGCGCGAGTCGCCGTGGGGCGGCGCCTTCCACGAGCATCAGCGCGGCAAATGGTACATCAAGGGCGAAAAGGGTGCCGACACCGAGAGCCAGTGGCTTGAGGCCAAGCGCGATGTGAAGGGCGCCAAGCTCGCTCACATCAACGTCGGCAACGTCTGGGCGCGCGAGTACTCGATGGTTGCGACCCCCTCCGACGCACACTCCAAGGTGAAGTCGCTCGAGATCAAAGAGATGGCGCTCAAGGGCGAAGGCCAGGAGTCGATCAACCTCCTCACGCCGGCGTTCTTGCAGGAGTCGCTCCAGGATCTCGATCAGGATCTGCCGGAGGTCGACAAAGACGGCAACCCGATCGTCGAAACCGAACCGGTCACTGAGCTCTCGACCGCGGAGCTGATCCCGCACTTCTACGAGACGATCGGTGAAGATGCATCGATCGCCTACTTCGAGCTCGCGGCGCTCTGCGCGGCCGTCGAAGCCGGCTTCGAAGCCACCAGTCTGCTGATCAAGATCAACGATCAGGATCGCAAGCTGAACGCACCCGAGATCAAGAAGGTGCTTACGCACATCGTAAACACCAACGAAGATCTCGAAGGTGAGTTGAACATGCTCGCCGAGGCCGTACTATCCACGGAGAACAGTGCAAAACTGCCAGATTCTTCATTCGCGTTGGTCAAAACTGTCGATGGCAAGACCCTCCGCGCGCTGCCCTACCGCAACGCCGAAGCCGTCGTCGACTCCGAACAGCTCCTCACCGCTCTAGCTCATGCCGCTCACATCCCGACCTTCACGGTCGGCGAGCGCGCCAAGGCGATCAAGAAGCTGACCGCGGCTGCCCGCAAGGCGCAGATCGCCAAGCCGGCCACCGCCGAAGAGAAGATCGCTGAAGCCAAGACGCTCGTTGAAGGTCTGGCGCAGGTCCTCACTACCGCCGAGATCGCAGCGCTCACGCCTGCCGTCGACGCCACGGAGCTCGAGACCATCAAGGCCGAACTGACTGAGGCGCAAACCCAGATCAGCCAGCTTGAGGCCGAGACCGACGCCCATCTCGAGACGATCGCCGACCTGACCGAATCGGTCGAGAACGCCACCAACGGCCACAAGGGCAGCATCATCACGATGTTGCTGGAACTCGAAGGGGTCGAGGACGCCGACAAGGCAGCCCGCCTCAAGGAGCTCAACGCCCTCTCGCTCGAGGAACTGTGGGTGGCCGGTGAAGAGAAGCTGAGCGAACAGCGTCTCCTCGTCACCGCTCCGATCGAACGCAGCGGCATCGCCGGTGGTACCGGCGACATCGAGCCTTCCGCGGTCGAGAAGCTCTCGAACGCGACCATCCTGTCGGCTCACTTCGGCTCCAAACGCGCAGCGCGCACGGTAGCGGAAGCGATCAACCGTCACAAGTAAGCCTAGGACGCCGAACCCCTAGCTAGTGAGGGTGGCGAGGCAACAGCAAGAAACGATTCTGGCCCGGCTTGTGGTGTAAGTTCGCCCACCGGGCCCAGGCTAGCTAAGTGTAAGTTCGCTGGCTAGCTGGAGGACATCACAGCATGTCGCTTCTCCCCAACGGCGGATCCTGGGTGCTCGAGGACGGTCCCAACAACGTCTTCCGCACGCAGAACACGCTCATCGTCTCCGATGACCTGATCAACCTCGCCGAGGTGTTCATCACCGATCCCTACCTCCCGGTGCAGTTCACGTACCCGTTCGCGGGCACGTACTTCCGTCCGGCCGAGGTCCAGATCGCCAAGGGTACCGTCGTCGCGCATCGCGCCGGCAGCCCCTACACCAAGGACTATGACGTCGACTTCATGCGCCCGGCGCTGACGATCGCCAACGGCGGCAACAACGTCACCGTCGCGACGCCCTACGGCAACTACCAGCGTCTGGCGAACAAGCCGATCGGCATCGCCTTCAAGAACTGCTACAAGCGTCTCAACGACCGCTTCAAGGGCAACTACCCGACGATCACCCGCGCCAGCTACATCACGCTGCCGTACTTCGCCGGCAACACCGCCCTCGCACAGTCGATGAAGTGGGGCGCCTGCTACGACGGGTCGGCCGGCACGCTCAACATGGGCGACTCGGTCATGTCCGACGCCAACGGCAAGATCGTCAAGTGGGACGGCGTCTCGATCGAGCAGCGCATCGGTAAGGCGCTCGTCATCGACCGCAACGTGCCGGTCCAGGGCTGGCTCCAGTGGGTCATGTGGGAGTGGGCTTCGTCCGCAGGCCTCGGTCAGGGTCAGAACGAGATGTTCAACCCCTACGACCTGAATGCTCCGCTGGTCACCCCCGACGGCGCAGCCGGCGACACGACCACGGGTACCTCGGGTAGCAACACCCCGGGCCGTCCGGACCTCAACGCGGTCCAGAACCAGTACCCGGCGTTCTATCCCTTCAACGACCTGGTCACCCGCTTCCCGGAACAGCTCTTCGACGCGATGGGCATCCCGGGGCTGACCGACGGCGCGCGCATGGCGGCGGTGGACTACACCGAGTCCGTCGGCAACGGTACCCAGAACGTGTTCAACGGCACGACGGGCACCAACCAGATCACGCTGAACCACAAGCGCGTGGCCAAGGACCAGCAGGGCGCGACCAACCCGACTCCGGACCATCCATTCCCGACCAAGATGCTCGTGTACAACAACGCCGATACCAGCACCCCGCTGGTCGAGCTCGTCGACTACACGGTCGACCGCTACCGCGGCATCGTGTACATCAGCAAGCCGGGTCAGAGCGGTACGGAGACCTACACGGTCACCTACACCAGCCTCGAGAACCAGGTGGTCGGCGTCCCGTCGAACATCGACTTCAAGGGCTCGGTCGGCGCCGTCCGCATCTTCGTCGACATCGCTTAATCCGTACGACTCGCTAGTCCCCAGGCCGTAGTTCGCTACGGCCTGGGTTGCAAGGCCCTTCATGAGAGCTCGGGCTTCGGCAGCTAGACAGCCAGCCACAGAGCAAGATCTCTCCACCCTAAGAGGAGGCTACTACTCTAGTGGCACTCACCCTTGCCGAGAACTACCGCGACGTAGTCTCGAAGCACTTCACGGAGTCGTACGGCCGTCACAATCCCGACCTGACCAAGGACGGGAAGTCTGTGTTCACGGTCGGCGAGACCGAGCTCCCCCGCATCAGCGTGAAGGAAGCTCTCAACGCAGACGATGCTGCAGTGCTCATGCCGAAGATCATCACCGGCGTGATGCGCGAAGCTGCCGAGCCCGTCTACGTCGCCAGCCAGTTCTTCTCGACGATCCGCGTCCAGAACGGCACCTCGATCGAGTTCCCCTCGGTCGGTCTGATCCAGGCGCACTTCGTCGACGAGGCCCAGCCCTACAAGGCTGAGACCCTCGAGTTCCAGCGTCACCGTGCAACCTTCGAGGTGAAGGTCCGCAAGGTCGGTCTCCTCGTCAAGCTCACCGACGAGATGATCCAGGACGCCGAGTGGGACGTCATCGGCATGCACCTGCGCTATGCCGGCCGCGCCATGGCGCGCTTCAAGGAAGAGTGGCTCTTCAAAGAGCTCTACAAGCACAGCCACGTGTTCATGGACAACGCGTCCTCGGATCCCAACCTGCACACCACGGGTCTGGGTCCGGACGGTCAGCCCAACAACACGCTGTCGGTCTTCGACTTCATCGACCTCTTCGCCGGCCTGATGTACAACGGCTTCGTCCCGACGACGCTGCTCATCCACCCGCTGGTCTGGGCGGTCTTCGCGAAGAACGACATCCTCGGCTCGCTCGCGCAGAACGTCGTCTTCCCGGGTCAGAACGTCGCGTACCCGGTCAAGGACATCGAGCTGGGTCCGCAGTCGATCCAGTCGCGCCTGCCCTTCTCGTTCGAGATCATCCTCACCCCGTTCGCGCCGATCGACCGTGTCAACCGCACGTTCGACATGTTCCTCCTGGACCGCGACAACGTCGGTGCGATCCTCGTGCGCGAAGACATGTCGACGGACGAGTTCAAGGACCCGATCCACGACATGACCTCGTTCCGCGTCAAGGAACGCTATAGCCCGGGTATCTACAACGAGGGCCGCGGCATCGTTCAGATCCGCTCGGTCGCCCTGACCCCGTCGTACAACCGTCCGCTGCTCGTCAAGACGGCCTAACGACTAGCTCTCCTAGCGGGAGCTAACAGCTAGACAGCAAAGAAGAAGGCGGCGGGAAACCGCCGCCTTCCTGCTTCTCCACCTGAACTGAGGTATTAATGCCAGCCCCCAAGACCGCGACGAAGACCGACGGTAAGACCTTCAAGGTCGCCCTCAACCCCTCCAATCCCGAAGCGACCAGCTGGTGGGATCAGGCCACTGGAACCAATCTGTTCCTCGCTGAAAAGAAGAACAGTGACGGCCAGGTGTTCGGCCCCATCTCCGAAGATCTCTCCGACTTCACGGAAGCCCAGCTCGAGCGTGTTTATCACAGCATCAAGTCTGGCATCCTGATCGTCGCCGCAGGCGAGCTGCCCGAGGGCTTCGACACCGCGTCGATCCCCAGCTTCGCCGGCTCACGTATGCGTGTTGCCACCGACCAGTTCGCCCAGGACTCCGAGGAGGCCGAGAACCAGGCCCGCCTCGTCGCAGACCTCAACGATGCGCTCTCGCATCACAAGTCGCTCACCCGCAAGGCCTAAGACTTCCTCGTAGGAGGCCCTCGTGGCTCTCGCAGCAACGGCAACGACCCTGACCTTCGGTAGCTCGGGCGCGGTAGCGCAGACCGACACGATCAGCGGCGGCACGCAACCCTACTCGATCTTCACGGCGCCGAATGCGGCGGTCGCGACCGCCTCGATCGTCGCCTCGACCGGCGTCCTCACGGTAACCCCGGTGGGCCCTGGTACGACGACCATCGTCGTGCACGACAGCCTCGCGGCCAGCATCACGATCACCGTCACCGTCACGGCGATGACGGTCCAGATCAATCGCACCATCGTGAGCGCCACGCTGGGCGCGATCCATGAGGAGAACCCCTCGTACTGGGATCCGATCACCCGCACCAACCTCAACCGCGGCAACCCGGTCTCGGGTGACCTCGGCAAGTTCTCGCCGAGCCAGCTGCAGAGCATCGCCAATGCGATCAACCGCGGCACCCTCTCGGTCGTCTCAGGCACGTTCCCGACCACGAACGAGACCTTCGCGCTCTACAACACGATCTTCGATCACGGCGTCGCCGGCGGCGACAGCGACACGGGTATCACCTCGGTCGCGGCTGCGAGCTCGTTGCAGAACAACTTCTAAGTCGACCTGCAAGCGGCCCCAATCCACCGGACCTGCTGCGGCTTTGCCCGGCAGGTCTCTTTTTAGAGGCTCCCTTGGGTACCGTCTTCGGTGCTGATCAGGCTCGTGCTGCAGCGGCGCAGCGTTCGTTCCAGAACATCTCAACCGGCAGT